TTGGGCATGATGCCAAACCGACCGGCCAACGGGCTGAAAAAGTTTCCCATCGCACACTCCTCAAGAAAGGGGTGAAGGGGAGGAGCCGAAGCCCCTCCCCGTCACGCAGGTTAGACGACGTGCGAGAACCGCGCCGTGTCGGTGTAGCCCGTGATCGACCCGTGGGCGTTGCGGGCGAGGCTGGCGATGTTGCCGTACCACGCATAGGTGGTCTCGAACGCATCCCGGCCCTGGATCCAGCGCCACGGCCCGGCGCCCTCGAACTCGACGAAGCCCCAGTCCTTGGCATCCACCCACGCGAGCGAGGGGATGTGGAGGAGGTAGATCGTGCCGGCGGGGACGTAGTAGTCCGTCACCAGCGGGATCCCGCACACCTGCAGCGCCTTGTACCCGCCCTTGATCGTGGTCTCGAAGCCGGCGCTGTCGAAGCGGCGCTGGGCCACAAACGACTGCATCAGCTTCTGGCCAAGACCCGGCGTGGTCATGAGCAGGAACTCCTTCGGACGGAGCTGGGCATCCTTGCCGGAGCGCCCGGCGATCCGCTGGATGAGCACCCAGATGTCGTCCTCGGTCGGCTGCGTGGCATCCGGGGTATCCGTGCCCGCGACCATCCGAATGCTGTCCCAGATGCCGTAGGTGGAGGCCGAGATGTTGTGCAGCGAGGCGTAGGAGCCGCCCCGGTTGGTGATGTTGATGAGGCCGTTCATGGCCGCGTTGAAGGACGTATCGCTGGCGGTCGCCTTCACGATCTTGTCCGTCGAGGCCATGCCGCTGATCGCGGTGCCAAGCGTCAGCGTGGCGTTATCGCCGCTGTTGACGATGGCGGTGATAGCCGACCGGCCCAGCACGGCGTTGGAGACGGAGGTGTCCAGCACGGCGATGTAGTCGCCCACCGAGAGGAGCAGCCCGCCCTGCCCAGCGCCCGACACCCCGTAGGGGGATGAGACGATGATTTCGGTCGTGCTGTTCACGGTGCCGACGAGCGCGACCACGCCGTCCGCCTTGTTGTGCAGCGCCTGCTGCATGAGGATCTCAGACGCCTGCTTGATTTCCTCCATCGTCTTGGTGGCGATGGTGGTGAAGGCGGCGTCCTTGGACTGGGTGCCGACGAAGGCGAGCCCGTCGATCTGCCGGGTGGTGTAGGCGCGAACGACGCCCACATTGCCCTGCACTTCGGTGGCCGTCGTGTCGGGCGGGAAGTACCCGCTCTGCGAGAACGTGGAGCCGGACGGACGCCCGACGACCACGTCGAAGAACACGTTGTTGCCGCCCCAGCGCATGTTGCGCGGGCCGCCCGCCTTCGCCTTGTTGAGCTGGGCGAGGAGCGGGGTGACGAGGTTCTGGACCTTCTCGCGGTACTGGGAATAGACGTTCTTGAGCAGACCCGTCAGTTCCGCATCGGTAATGACAGTGGGTGAAGGCATGATCTGAAGTTCCTATGGAGAGAGAATGCGTTATCGAAGGGAAGAAAGCACCGACGAGAGGGCGCTTTCCACGGCATCGTCCACGGAGTGGATCGGCTTCGGCTTGGCCGGACGATCCGGGGTCACCCCCGGCTGCCCCACCGGCTTGAGCTTCTGGCCGACCATACGCTTGGCTTTCTGCGCTTCCACCTGTGCCCGTTCCAGTTCCGCGTTGGCCTGCACGGCCTGCACGGGCTGGGCTCGACGGACATGGGCCGCTTGCGCCCACAAAGCCAAGTCCTCGACGATGTACTGCCGGATGGCGTCATAACGTGACGGGGAGATGTAGGGCGTCCCATTGGGCGCCACCTCCGCGTGCGCTTTCATCGCCATCTCCAGTCGAGACCCCAGTTCTTCCTCAGAAACCGTGGGCAGTGCCTTGCGAATCATCTCAAGGGCTGGCACGACTTCCTGCTGATAGAACTGCTCCCCACTGGTACTGATCTGCTGCAACTGGTGCTGGACCTTCAGGTCCTCAATGCGCTGTTCCGCACGAGCGGCCCGTTGCTCCGGCGAGTTCTCCGCGAGGTACGCCTCTTGGACGGCCTCCCGGAACTCTTCATCAATGAGCAGTCGCTCCATCTGGGCTTCGCGCTCCATGAGCAACTGCTGCGCCTGTTCGATCTGCGCGGCGGTCTCCTGCTGCATCCGCTGCGCTTGGTCCTGATTGTACACGCCCCACTGGGCGAGCTTGACGACCTGATCCAGCCGGTCCTGTCGGACCTTGCCGTTGGCCTTGTATTCCACGATGAGGGCGGGGATCTCCACCTCGCCCTCGGCATCCATCAGTCGGAAGTCGGTCGCTAACCCTTCGGCAACCGTAGGGACCGCCACATACCCGTCTGGGAGGCTGGGCGCCTCCGCTCCCGGCTCATCACTCGCGGAATCCGCCGCATCTTCCGATGACGCAGCGGCAGGCTCAGCCACGTCGGCTGAAACCTCGGCATCAGCAGGCGGTTCGGCAGAATCCGGAACGGGCGCGGGAGGGGCATCCTCAACCTCTGGCTGGGGGACGGGCAACGCCGCCGAAACGGCTTCGTCGATGGCGGTGCTGATGTCCAGAACGGGTGCAGTCATACGGGCGTCCTATTGCTGGCGGGAGAGGATGTCCGCTTGACGAGCCGCCAGCTCCTCATCCGGGATACCCGCCAACGCCTGCTGCATCAGGGGCGCGACCCCGATGGGCGGGTTGTTGGCGGCGAGAGGCAAGTTGCCCGGCGGCATCGACGGGACCGAAGCGGCTGGGGGTCCGCCTTGCGGCGGGCCACCCGGTGCGCCTCCGGGTCCCGGCGGAGCGCCGGGGGCTGGCGGCATCCCTCCGCCCTGTTTCTGTCCGGCCTGATTGGCCAGTGCCGTCCAGCGTTCCTGCGCGGCGGCGATAATCTCGGGAGGCAGGTCGTCCTGCAGCAGGATCTCCCGCTCCAGCACGTCCTGATGGATCGCTTCGTTGTCCTGCCAGCGCAGCTCGGGGACCGGTGTCCCCAGCCGAATGGCATCGGCAATCCGACGCGCACGGGCTTCCTGATCCTCGTCCGGCGACTGGATGTCCCGCGCCACGGCGAACTGCTGCCGGCGGCGGTATTCCTTGAGGTCGATCACGCCGGTCTGGAGCCAGTTGTCCAGCAGGTACATCCGGAAGGCCATCGGCATCGGCATCATGGACGCCTGCTCCACGCGCACATCCGACTGCCCGTCAAAGTCGGACGCACTCACGGCGCGGGCCAGATCGGGGCGGCCCTTGCCAATGGCGCCCAGCGAGCGGGGCACATCGTACCCCCACGCCATCCCGGCCAACGTCACCTTCGCCCAGTCCGTAAAGGCATGGGCCATCGCGGCGACGACGGGGCTGAAGACGCGCTCCAACTGCTCGCGGGTGGCGATAATCGCCCGGCCCGACTCGCCAGTCGCCTGTCCCCGGCTGACTTGGTTCCACCCCGAGGCGTTCTCAAACGCCTGCCGTTCCAGCGCCAGCGCCTCTTTCACGTCGGCGCCCACGGAGAACCCGTTGACCGGCTGGATGGAGTCGGACATGCTGCCCGCGCCACGGACTTCGATCATGGAGGTGACGCCGCCCATGAACGTCTCGGTGGCGATCGCGTTGGGGCGGGTCAGGAACCGGCCCCCGGCGTTGACGCGGATGTTCTCCACCCACTTGGAGAGCAGCGCATTGACGCGCATTTGATGGTCGATCCACTGCTCCATCACCGGGCGGGGGAAATAGGACGGATCGCTACTACCGTCCCGAACCGGGACCACCGGGATCACACCCCAGAGCAGTGGGGCTGGGCCAAACACGACCTCGTCCCCGACCACCACCATCTGGAGCCCCTCAGGGAGGACATCCGGGTGGGGCGCCAAGTAGACGGTGAAGCGCTCGGTGACTTCCTCGTCCCGAAGCCGCTGCCCCTCGCCAATCGTCGTCTGCGTCAACACCCACGCGCCCATGCCTTCTGAGCCGCTGTAGGTGGGCGTATTGCCCGTATTGAGGCTGGAGGCGCTGGCATCCAAACCCGCAATCCCGTACCGGAACGCCGCCTCCTGCCGGGCAATGACTTCCCGAATGACCACCCAGCGGGGCGCTTGGGTCGCGGTCGCGTTGGGCGACACGCGGACCTGTTCCACGCGGAGGGTCTGACAGCCGATGTCGCCCAGCGGCTTCCGCTGCCCCGGACGCTCCCCCAGCCGCTCATCCCACGGGCCTTTGTCAGGATCCCAGTGTAGATGCCAGAAGCTGACCCCGTCCGTCTGCGCCCAGAAGCCGGCTTCGCGGGCGACGCGGATCATGTTCTGCTGCTCGTACTGGTATTCCAGCGCGAGCTGCTGGGCCTGCGCCTTGCGCTTGTCTTCCGGGTCTTGCGTGGTCGGGGTGACCGCAAACCCCGGCTTCTGGTCCATCATGATCTGGAGGCGCTGGTCGAGCGCCTTGTCCATCATGTTGTAGACCACCCGCGCCGCATCCCGAGGACGGGACGGCTCACGCCACGGCCCCAGTCCCTGCGCCGAAATCCACTGCTGGCCGGCGCGGAAGAGGCGGTTCCGCTCGGCCAAGTGGAGGTGCATCTGGACGGATTCCCGGCGGGAGTCCCACAGGCTCCGGCACCACGCCGCCCACGCCGGCATATCCTCCCGTAGCGCCTCATCGGCCAGCGGGAAGTCATAGCCGTAGAGCGCCTTGGCCAGCGCGGCCTCCCGCTCGGCCATCGGCTGGCCGTTCTCTTCGGGCGGGTTGGGCGCCATCTGCTCATTCGGGGACATCGGGTTGTTAGACAGGCCCGCCATGATCCGGGCCATCTCGTCCTCCAACACCGCGCCCTGAAAGGCCGGATCGGCCATCGGGTCCGCTTCAGGCGGGAGCATCGGGGGCATCGTCATGCGTCATCTCTCCGGCCAAGGCCCATCGCCATGCGGACTTTATTCCAGTCCCGATACTGTTCGTACTTCTCGCGGATGACGCGGGTCAGCTCTTCCTGCGCCCAGACTTCGTTCTCCTGCAGCGCCACCGCGATCAGATCCTCCGGGATCTCCACGGCTGCCGGAACGCCGGGCATCGACGGCATCGGCTCCGGGCGGCGAGTCTTCACTTCGCTCACCTGCTCCCACGCCGATGCCAGCCGGTGGACCGCAAAGAGCAGCGATCCACTGACAATCAGGGCGACCAGCGGCGCGTCGGTCATGGTCAGGCGAAGATCGTGAAGCCGCGCAGCACGACGGTGGACCGGGTCACCCCGCCGACCGCCGGGCAGGTGATCGCCGCCGCCACGTTCTCCCCACACCGGATCGGCGCACTGAAGTTGACCGCAATCGGAGCGAACGCGGCGGCGGGCAGTTCGACCCGCTCCACGGTCGTGGCGCCGTTCGTGATCGTCACACTGACGGCAGCGGCAGGCGCCGCGCCAGCCGAGACGCTGTAGCCGGTGATGAAGTGGATCTGGCCACTGACGGCGGCTTTGGTCGCTGTCGCGGCCACGTTGGTGTTCTGGGTGGCCACTTCCGACCACTGGGTAAAGTTGCGTCCTGCGGTATCCGCCATAACGTCCTCAGTCGGTTTGGTTCCGGCGGAGCCGGGTGGTCAGGTCATCTCCCGGAGCGGGAGGAATCAACGACGTACTGGTACTCCCGGCCTGCGTCAACGTGCCCGTCACCGTCTTTGACACGCGCACCGCGCCACTCAAACTGGCGTTTTGGGTCAACGTCCCCGCCAGCGCTTGGGTCGCTCGCACGGACGACGCCGTCGTCCCGCTCATCGTCAGCGTCCCAGTCACGGTTCTGGCAAATCGGCTGAGTCTGGTGATCGCACCAGCTGCTGTCAGCGTCCCGGCCAGCGCCCTCGTATTTCGGCTGGTCCCAGCCAATGCGCTGTTTGCTGTCAACGTCCCGATCACCGCTCGCGCATTCCGGCTGGTCCCGGCCAGTGCGCCGGCGTTGGTCAGCGTCCCCGTCAGCGCCTTGGCCGTTCGCGCCGTCCCGGCCAGACTCCCCTGCAACTCCAACGTCCCACCGACCGCTTGCTGAATCGGGCCGGTGCCCGGTGTCGGGAAAAGCAGCAGGAGCGACATGGCTTATTCGACCGTGAAAACCAGCACGACGTTGACGTTGCCGACGCTGCTGTTCGTGGTCTGATCCAGCTTGAGCCCCTCGTTGGCGCGGATCTTGAGCCCCTTCATCGCCGCCAACTCTTGCGTCTGCGGGATGTGATTGAGGCTGCTGGCCATCGCGGCATACGGGAACGTCTCTTCCGACGCGCCGTTCAAAAACAGCGTCACGGTCGTCCCGGTCGCGCCGGCGGTTGGCTTGAGTCGGCAGGTGACCTGTGCCGGCAGTGCGGTCGAATCCAAGTCAAACGCCTGTGGGGTCAGCGTGGTCCCACCAGTTCCGACTGCCGTCGTGCGGATGACTTCATATGTCTGCCCCACGCCGGTCACGGCGGTAAGCGCCGGGATGACATAGCAGCCCACCACGCGCAACACCACGCCCGATCCGGTCGCGTTGAACAGGTCGATCAGCGTGGTGCGGGCCGCCGCCACATGCGCCGTGTTGCCGGTGCTAACGACCCACGTCGCCTTCGTCCCTTGCAGGTGCCCGACTGAATCGGCGGTGACGACAGCCTGATACTCCTTCGTGCTCACCAACTGAGTGGCGATAGACGCCCCAGATCCGGGCGTGACCGCAACGGAGTCGTTCGACAGCGCCATTACGTCCCCGTACTCACGGTCAACGTGTAGGTGAACTCGATCTGCGAGCCGTTCACCACCGGGATCGCCGTGAACACCGACCGATCCAGCAGCACCCCACTAGTTGAGGCCGAGAAGATCCCGTGTTCCGTGATATTCTGCGAGGTCGTGTAGGTAATCGTGGCCACCGTCCGGTATTGCGTCGCCGCCGGCTCGCTTTGCGTCCCGGTTGCTCGGGCCGGACCTGCCGGCGTCTGCAATCCGGTGTCCCCGGCGCTTTCGGCGTTGGTCCCGGTGCCGGAATCGTGGAAGTTCATCGTTTCCAGCTCGGTCAGGTTCTGGAACGCATCCACAATGAACCCGGCTCCCACGGTCGTGATGACCCGGCGGGATGCCACCCCGAGATCCGTCCAGTCGCCGTCCGGATTCCGGACTCGCGCCCGGAGTTCGGCGTTGAGCCCGATCTTGGCCAGCCGTTTGGCTTCTTCCTGCCACCCGCGCAGCCGGTGCGGGACGTTTTGGAGCTGCCACAGCCGCCGGTTCATAGCGCCCCCCAGCATTTCTCCGCCTTGGCCACCACCTTGGCGACCGCATCGGCGGTGGTTGCGCCCGTCGCGGACAAGGTCGCGTCCGGGCGGATCAAGGTGATCTGCACTTCTTGGTGATCGGTCGTGATTTCCCGCAGATACGACGCGCCGTAGGTCGCGCACACCACATCCAGTGGGTGCTGCGGCTCCATCGTCGGCATCTCTGGCGCGTTTTCCCCCGGCGCCCACCACGTCTTGAGCCAGTTCAGCATCAGTCGCAGTCCCATGCCCGCAGGCTCTTGTTGATGCGCGAGTTGGGGTCGTTCGCCGTCTTCGCGCTGGTCAGTTTCGCTTTCATCCCCTTCATGCGCCGACAAAACGCAATGCGGCGCTTGGCGCTCGTCTCGGAGCGGGCCGCTTCCGCCTTCTTCACCGGCGGTTTGATGTCCCGCCCTTCGGCACGGAGCGAGGCGCGGCCTTTGGCGTTCAGGCCGCCCTCGGGATTCTTCCCTTCCGCTCGCTGCCACGCCGGTGTCTTCGGCACTAGTCCTCCTCGTCCTCCATCTCGTCCTCCTCCTCCATGTTCGACTCGTCCTCGTACTCCGAGTCGTTCATGCCGTCCTTGAGGAGGGCGAGTTCGGCCTTCAGATAGCCGATCTTCTCTTCCAGCGCGGCGATCTTCTCCGCCTTGGACATGCCTTCGCCCTTGGACGCATCCAGCTCCTCCTTCATGGAGGGCGATTCGTCCTTCCTCTCGCCTTTCATGGCGCCTTTCGGCGGACCCATGGCGATCATGATGGCCACGCCCGGTGGCCCTTTGCGCCGGGCCATCATGCGCCGCTTGCCGGTCTTGGCGATCACCGCTTCCATCCCTCGCTTCTTGCTGGCCATCACCAGCCTCCCGGCAGTTGCGCCGCAAAGTCGCCCGCGATCACCCTCCGGCGGTTATCCACAGCCTCGCCAGAGTTATCCACATCCAAGTTTGGGTCATCGCCGACAAAACGCAAGCCCGGGGGCGCTTCCGGCACCACCCCCTGCACCCGGTCCCACCCGTACAGGGCCAGCGCCAAAGCCATGACGCCGTCATCATGGAACCCGGAGGGGGCCTCATAGCGCACGCCGGTGGCGGTGTACATAAACTCAAAGGATTCCAGCTCGCCGATCAGCCACCCGTCCGGAATCGTCAGTTCGGACCCCTGAAACGCCGCTACCAACCGCTGCATCAGGCGCAGTTTGGATGGCTGGGTGAAGATATGAGGGGTCACATCCACCCCCATGCCCTGCAGATCGGACACAATGGCATCTCCGACGCCGGTGGCATCGGCCACGATGGGCGTTTGACCGACGATACCGCGGATTTTCTGCTTGGTTTCGGCCCATGACGCCTGCCATCGGTCCACAAACGCCACTTTTCTATACGCATCCAGCCCAATCACGACGGTAAAGTCCATCGACCGCGCCAGATCGACGCCGTAGACGACCGGCTTTTCCGGACTCAGCGGTCCTATGGCCCGGTGGATGGCTTCCAACCCGAAGGGATTGGCGCCATCGTCGGTCGGGATGCCCTCGAACTCCTGCGCAAAGACCTCCGGCGGCAGTTCTTTCCGGGCCGATTCGACTTCCTCCGGCGGAATATACGGGTTGTCCAGCGTCTTGGCGCGGAAGCTGGCCCAGTTGGGCTCGTTCGGGTCGTTTCCCCGGTTGAACAAGACGACAAACCCGTGCCGGCGCCCTCGGGGCGTGCCGAGAAACAGCCCACCGCCGGACAAATCCACCAGCGTGGGCCGGATCGCCCGCTGCCAGAGGTCCAGCAGGTCGGGCACGATCCCCGCCTCGTCGATGATTGCCAGCTTGTATTTGCGCCCAAGGCCGGGATCCGGGGTATCCATCGTCCACATCTCGATCACCCCGCCCGTCACCAGCTCGATCCGGCGCTCCTGATCATTCGACCGGGCAATCACCGGCTTGAGGCGCTGCAGCAGCTCCCGCCAGACCTCCAGCACGTACTTGTACGTCGGCGCAAACCAGCCTACCGGATGCCCCGCCAACGCCGCGTCACAGGCTTCCCGGACACCCAGCGCCGTCTTCCCGAACCGGCGCCCACACATCACCACCTTGAACCGGGCCGGGTGCATCACGATCTCCTGCTGCCCCGGATGCCGCCGGGCCAGCACGACCTGGACCTCCCCGCCTGACGGTTTCGCCTTTGCCGGCATACGTCCTCTCGTAGTCGCGTTCTCTGAGTCTACACGCGTATACGTCTAGTATACTCTATTAACTAGTTATCGTTTGGGTGACTCCTGTGTCAGGGGTGACACTGTAGTCACCCCCAAGAAACCCCGAAGAACAGCCTCGGGGTTCCTTGGTCTGTTTTCTTTTTGCGCGAGGTGTTTGGGCATATTGCGCAGAAGTGATTGGCGTTCAACGCGTTTACTCGTTTCACGCGTCAACTTATTTCACCGTTTCCTGGCGCTAGCATCGGTGTAACGATCTGCGCGACCAGCATACTGCTCACTTCGGCGCTGACCCTCCGGGTCATTTCTTCCATGGGCAGTTTTCTTCCCGGCGCCTCCTCCTCCACCACCTTGACTTGTAGCGTCTGGGCGCCTTGATGCTCCACCGTCTGGCGCTCCCCGTACTCCGCCGGATTAGCCTTCGCCGCCGCCCACTTCAGCGTGTCGATTAGCAACCGATCCGCGGCGCTGGAATGATTCGTCGTCTCCCGCGCCACCTGGATTGCCTCCTCCGCCAGCGCCGCCGCCATCAGCTTCTTCGCCCGCTGATACCCCTCCAGCCACTCCGGACGCTCATCCACCCAGCGCCGCACCGTCCCGTGCGACACGCCTACCTCCAGCGCCTTCACCGCCTCCTTGAGCGTCTTCCCCTCCGCCATCGCGCCTAACACCGCCAGCACCGTCTCCTGCTTGCTGTCCTTTTTTTGCTCTTCCTTTTGCGTTCGCCGCGCCATCCGCTCCTCCTACGTTGAGTTGTACCACGCGCCCCATGCGCTGAGGCTACACCGCGCCAGCCACCCGCGCTAGCTGCGTTGACTTGTACCACGTGCGCACTGGCCGGATGGAGGTGGTGCAGCAATCCACCGGACTGCGTCCGGTGGATACCCCCCCCTCCCCCCCCCCTAATAAAAAGACGCGCGTTCTTCATCCTTTCGCGGCTCCCAGCCTCGGCTCGGCTCGCTTGCCAACGTTTGCCAGCGTCCACCGTCCGTTTGCCAGCGTTGCCAGCGGTTGCCAGCGAACCAGCCCGCCGAGGGCGCTCGGCGCTATCAAACGGACTCGCGCACGCCCGGGAGCCCCTCGGCCGGGATGGAGAGCGCCACCGTTCGCCAGCAAGCCAAGCCGTCCACGCGCCAGCCGCGCCACCGATCGCCAACCCGGCGCCCCCGACGTTTGCCAGTCCCCGGCCGGCGCTGGCCATGGCATCCGGCGGCATCCGGAGGGATCCGGAGGCGCCCGGGCCGTCACCTGGTGAACACCTGGTGAACGGATCCGGCCACCTCCTGGACGATCGGACCCGGTGCCATTGACTCGAGGCGCCTCAACTTTCGAGGGAGGCGAAACATTGTGCTTGACAAGGCACCCGGCACTTCGCTAAGATAGGGGGCGCCCGGGACTGGCCCGGTGCGCCAACCTTCAGCAGGAGCCCCCGCCGATGATCTACACCGCACGGCCCAATCCGAGCACCGACTGGACGTTTGGCGATGTATGCCAGATGGTCCGCGCCGGCGCGAAGCTGGTTCGCTACTCCTTGACCGCTGGCCGGGTCGGCTTTGCGTACAACAGCACCGAGGCAACGGTGCCGGCCGACTACCTGAACCGGATGATTGCATCCGGCGCCATCATGCTGGAATCCCGGAACGGTGGCGACCCGGCGGTCTACGTTTGCCCGATCATCTACACCGCCGCCAACCTTGAGGTGGCCCAATGATCTACCGCTCGATGCCCACCGCCGCCGACGCCCACCGGGCGATCGCGGCCGCCGCCCGCAACCTTTCATGGGACCGTGAAGACGGCGCCGTTTTCATGACGGTTGACGGCGCTTGGCTGGCGTTTCTCGATGCGCTCACCGTGGACGCTGCCGTCCGGGACGGCTGGACGCTGGACGAACTGAACGAGGAACTCACCGCCGCCCGCCCCGAGGCGGTGGACGTGAACGCCATTCTCGCCGAGGGATGGACCGAATGACCCTTGACCGCTACCCTCTCGAAACGCTGGCCGGGTTGACCCCCGGCCGGCAGGTCAAACTTGGCCCGGCCATCCCCGACGCCCGGGACCTGATGACCTACACCCCGGCCGAGGAGGTCCGGGACGTTCTGAAGGCGCACGGCTACACCGGGACGATCGACCAAGTATTGACCCGGGACGTTTCCCGGTTCCCCGTCACCATCCCCGAAGGGACGCGCGGCATCGTCGAAGGCGTGGACGCTGACGGCCGCTGGGCCATTGTCGCGTTCGTTTGGAAGACCCCGAAGTCCGGCAAGGTCACCGCCGCGATGGTGCAGGTCGAGCCGGCGCACCTTGTCAATCATCGTGGTGCCCCGCCGCTGCCCGGGATGCCGCTTCCCGGCACGGCCACCACGTCCACCACGTCCACCACAACCGAGCCCCCCGCCATGCTGCAAACCTTGACCGCTACCCCGCCCGCCCCCGCCGCCCCGGCGCCGTCTCTCGGCGCCATGGACGCCCTCCTCAACGCCGTGGTGGACGCCCGAGTCGGCGCCCGGATTGCGGCGCTGGAGGCCGAACTTGCCAGCCGGCCGACCGGCGCCCCCACGGTCCGAGTCTCCATCTCCGGACTGCCCGAGGTGCAGCTCGAAGGCAAGGCGCATACCCTACTTCTGGAGGCGCTGCGCTGGGCGGCTAGTCGCCGGCGCAACGGGATGCGGTTCAACATTGCGCTGGTCGGCGACGCCGGCACCGGCAAGTCCACGCTAGCGGAACAGGTGGCCGAGGCGCTGGGACTCCGCTTCCATCCCTTCAGCTGTTCCGGTGGCGTGGCCGAGTCGAAGCTGTTCGGCCGGATGACGCCGAACCTAAACACGGGCGAAGAAGTGTACCGGGCGTCAGAGCTGGTGGACTACTTCCGGAACGGCGGGGTCTTCCTGCTCGACGAAATGGACGGACTCGACGCGAACGTCCTCACCGCCGCGAACGGGATGTTCGAGGCCAAGCGCTGGGCCGCGCCGAGCGGTGAGGTGATCGAGCGCCACCCGGACTTCATCCTGTTCAGCGCCATGAACACCTACGGCACCGGCGCCAGCCGACTCTACACCGGCCGGTCGCAGTTGGACGCTGCGTCGCTGGACCGCTGGGTTGTGCTCGATTGCGATTACGACGCCGAGCTGGAACGGTCCCTCTGTTCGGTCCCGGCGATCGTGGACACGTTCCACGGGATCCGCGCCAAAGTCCGGAGTCTGGGGCTCCGCCGCTGGGTCACCGGCCGCATGATCGAGCGGGCCGAGGTGGCGCACGTTTGCCACGGCGCCACCGTCACGGACGCCGTCCGGGCGCAACTCTCCGGATGGACCGACGCGGACCTGAAGGCCGTTGGGGTGGCGTCATGAACCGGACCGTTCACGCCGTCAACGATGCGCTAAAGCTCACCACGACGCGCCTTGACGTGGCCACGCTGGCCACCCTGAGCGCGGCCGACGCCCCGGAGTGCAACCGGGCCGGATTCACCCGGCAGGGTCGCGGGATGGGCGGCAGCTGGACCGGCTGGCTGGGCAGCATCGAGGAGGCCCGCCAGCTGTTCGCGGCGGGCTGGCAGGCCGGCGCCGACCGGGCCGAGGAGCTCCGGGACCAACTGGCCGGCGCCATCCCGGCCGGCACCATCACCCGCCGGCGCCGCATCACGGGCGACGAAGGCGAGGAGCTCCGGTTGGACGCCGCGCTTGCCGGCCAGTGGGAAACGGCATGGACCCGCCGCGCCCCGGTGCGGGTCGATGACCCGGCCGTCATCAGCCTGTCGGCCGGATGGATGGCGAGCGCTGGCGTCGAACACGAACAGCTGATCTGGAATGCGCTGCAGGCCATCGTCCTCACCGACGCGCTGGAAGCGGCCGGCTACCGGGTCGAGTTGCGGGCCATTGATGGCACCGTGACCTACAAGCGCCACGGCTACACGCAGCTCGTGGATATGATGCTGAAGCGGGCCGAGGAGCCGCTACGCGCCGACTTGATTGCGGCCGTGATCGGTCACGCTGGCGTCTACCGCTCCCTTGGATTCCAAGCGCTCTGGACCGTCCCGAAGGAACAGCAGGAGTCAATGGGCAAGTGCTTGAAGCCGGACGGCATCCGCAAGGCCGTGACCGATGCCGCCGGCGCCGGCATGATCCCGCCCGTATCCTACGTACTCCCCCGGGCCGACAATGCCGCCACCGCGCGGCAGAACTTGCGCGACGCGGTCCGGGCGCTGTTTCCGGATCGCATTGAGGCGGCCGCATGACCGCCCCGACCCGCAACCCCGGGGGCCAGGACGCGCCCCCGGCGCCGCCCCCGCCGCGCAACTGTCCGGCCTGCTGGCTCCCCGTCACCGTCTGCACCTGCCATGAGGATAGCGACGAATGAGCCGGCGCCCGGAGCCTATCCCCGACTGGTTGGTATGCGCCACGATTGCTGCCCTCTGCTACACCCTCACCCGCTGCACCCTCACCCACTAGGAGCCCCGCCATGCTCAACGCCTTTCTGATCGACACGACCGACGCCCGCGCCGTTGACCACCCGCTGACGCTGGAGGCCATGCAGGCCACCGTGGGCGGCTACATCGAGCCGGTGTTCACCATCGACTCCCCGACGCGCCCCGGCTACGCCCTCACCGGCTACGTCAACGATTCCGGCCTAATCGACGGGCTCCCGTTCACTTGCTTCCTCGACGGCGCCAGCAACCCGCTGGCCGGCCCGCTGCTGATTTGCGGGTTGCGCTACGAGGATGGCGAGACGGCCGAGCTCACCGCCGAGGAGCTCGATTGGATCGACAAGCGCACCCGACTGGTGATGATGGCCGGCCGCATCACCCCGGCAGGCGAGCGCGACGCGCACGCCCTGCACGCGCTGGACCTGAGCAAGTAACCCCACTAGCTTCCTGGGTGCGGCCCTCTGGCGGGGGCTCCCGCACCCACCGCAACCCTCAGCTGCCACGCCCGGCGGCTGGGGGTTGTGTGCGTTCCGGCGCCCGGCAGTGGGCAGATTTATTGCCAGTGGGCGGAAGTTTGCCAGCCCACACCGTTCGCCATGCGGCCAGCCGCGCCACCCGGGCAGCGGCCCGCTTTGCCAGTGCGCCCCGGGATTGCCACCCTCCAGGACGAACCGGCCCCGGATACAACGACAACCGGACGCCGTTGACAAAGACAAACGCCGCCGGCAGGTCCGGCCGGGTGGACAGGAGCGCCCGGCAATACTCCGCCGCGCACCCGGCGTCCGCCGCTTGCCAGCTGGCAAACGCTTGAGCGGGTCCGCCGGGCGGGTCCACCACCGCGACCCACCACGGCCGCCCGTCGGCCGTCACGCCCCGCGCCGTAGCAGGCCGGAGCGGCTCGCGACGGAGCGGCTCGCGGTCTCGGAGCCGGAGCGGCTCGCGGCAGCCCCCGCGCTGGTCAGACCCAGCGCCCTGGCTCGAATCGGGTTGATCCACGGCACGTTGCGCTGCTTGTTCTCCTCCACCTCTTCCTTCGAGGGGGGTCGGAAGTTGTTCAGGTGCCCTTCCCCGTTGAGCAGCCGGTGGCCTTTCTCGGTGATCTGCCATGTCTGCTTGGCGATGCGCTGGGTGTAGCCTTTCGTGGTCAGCCGGCAGGCGGCGGAGCGGAGGGTCTCCAGCTTGGTCTCCGGGTGGAGCGTGCCAAGCTGGTCGAGGGTCAGCCCCTCCGGGTGATCGGCCAAGGCCCGGAGGATGCGGAGGGCGGAGGTGCTGTAGGTCTTCTCAGGCATGGGGTGGGGTGGTGGGGAGGTCGTATTGGCCGGTGGCTTGAGCGGTGGCGGTGAGTTCGTCGAGTGGCGGCTTTGGGGTCCGACTGTACGGGCTCAGGATGTAGTGCAGGGGACAGTTGGGTGCGATCCACCATGCGCGGGTTGGCTGTCCCGGTGGGCTGTACTTGAGGATCACACCCTGCCCACGGGCGTTGTCGCCAGCCGCGCAGGTGCAGCCGTTGGCAATGGCTTCCGGGCTGCCGGGTTCGCGTTCACGATTCATGAACGGTGAACGGTCGGTGGTCATGCGCTGGCCTCCCGTTCGGCGATGGTGAGTGCGGCGTTGAGCATGGCTGGGACATCGCCCGTCCGAGACCATGCGGTCATGGCTCTGGCCAGCACGTCGAGGTCCGGCTTCCGCAGCATGGCAAGGATGGCCCGGAGCCGGACAATTTCATCGGCCATCCGGTCGCTTGACCCGCCCGGAACGGCGGGCGTGGCATAGAACTCTTTTAACACCTCATCCCTCGTCATTGGCCACCTCCTGTTCCGCTGCGGCCACGGCGGCTTCGATGATCTCGTCGATGTCCTCTCCGATGATCGGGTCAGTCACTTTCCGGGCGTTGAGCGCATCATGCACCGCCTCCCGCATCTCTCGGCTCGGCTCCCGCAACGCGGCGAGGATGCGCCATGTACGCCACAGCTCATGGCGCAACGCTTGTTCGTGCGATGCCGGTCGATCCTTCGCAGGAGCCGTAAACCCCGTGTCGTCATAGAACCGCTTGGCCAGCACTTCATCCTGCTCGGTTACGTCACTCATGCGCTCACCTCCTGCTCTGCTGCCGCGACGGCGACACGGATCGCTTTCAGCGCCTCATCAAAGCACGACAGGTTGTAGATCTGCTCCCGCAAGGCGTCCACCATCAGGTCGCTTGGATTGCGCAGCGCGGCGAGGATGTCACGGGCACGTTCGTATTCCTTCTCGTACATCACGCTCATGCCAAAATGCGAATCACTGGTGCGCCGTTCGCGCTCTAGCAGCAACTCTGCGGTCATACGCGCCGTGTCGTGTTCATCCAACGCCTTCCGCAGCCGGTCGATCTCCTGCACCAGCACTAGCCCTTCGCCAGCGGCCAGCGTCCAGCCTTTCCGGGCCGTGGCAATGATGCGGTCCAGCCGGTCGCCGTAGCCGGCGCGGTGGTTGCCGAAGTTCCCGTCAGCCTTCGCGTCGGTCGGATCGGGGACGCGGCAGTCGGTCGGGGCGCTGCTCATGCGACCTCCTGCAACTTCGCCTGCGCGGCTCGCGCTTGGGCGTGGTGCTTGTCGGCGTTCTGCAGTGCCAACGCCACCCGATCCAGCACCTTCCGATCCGCGTCGGAGATGACATGCCCCACCGCCAGATCGCGCACCCACTGCGTGAGGTAGCTGTCCAGTCTATCGCTCATGCGTCCTCCTCTGTCGGCTGGCGCAGGAAGCAGGGCGTGGTCTCGCCCACCCATGCGCCGAGGGTGTTGAAGTCGAAGTATTCCCACGCCTCGTCCTCGCTCATGCCATCCGCCTGGTACTTGGCAATGACCTGCGCCAGATCGTAGCAGCGAATCGGCGGTTGGCCGAACCGTTCCACAATCCCGAGGAGGTACGGCTCAAGGTCGGGGTACTGGATCACTCGTCCTCCATCCCCACGTCGGTGACGACCATTGGCGACAGGCTCCCCACCATCTCTTCGATGGTGAGGTGCATCACGATGTTGACGCGCTTCGCTTGCAGGTCCGACAGCTCCTTCAGGATGGCGCTGATGCGGTGGTCGATCTCGGCCAGCGCGTGCGGGCCGTGGTCACAGATGGCCTTCGTGAGATTCATGGCGGGGACTCCCTCAGAGAATGGTGATGGTGATGGTGGCCCCAGCGTCAGCCTTGCTGGGGGTACTGCGCTCGGGATCGAACAGCATATGCTCGTCGCGCACTTGGCAGTCGTCCCACCAGACCGCCTGCGATTCGCTGATCCCGTCCTTCAGGTTCTTGCTGAAGTTCAGATCCCTGATGCGGCGGTCGGGTTCGCGGATGACGACGTGCAGCTTGAGGCGTTTGTCAGAGATCGTCCATCCAGCGGCGCGCGCCGCCTGCAACGCATACCACCCGATGCTCTGCTTGCTCAGGCGGTACTCCTTCGACAGCGTGTAGCCCTTCACATACTTCCGGTTGTCACTGCACAACGCTTCCCACGGGACGAGGAAGGTCAGTTGCGTTCCTTCCACTTGGGTAGCATCGGCCCGTGGATGGCCTCCTCCTCCCGGATGCTGGGGATGCGGTGCGACAGGCGCAACGTCCGGTAGTCCCACTGCACGGGCAGGTCGGCGACGGGACCGTGGCGATTTTTGTCCATCAGCAGCCATGTGTCAGCGAGGTTGCCGCTTCGCGTGAAGCGGGAGTGATCGAAGAGCAGGACCTGGTGGCTGTCATTCTCCAGCGCACTGCCACCCATCAGACCCTGCGCGACCGGACGCTCGGCTCGCACGGCGCTGGTCTGCCGGTTGAACTGCGAGAGCGTGATCATCACTACGTTGTGCGTATGCGTCAGCTCGCGCAACTGGTGGCTGACGAGTTCCATGCGCTCCTGAATGCTGTGCGCATTGGCTGTCCAGATCAGCTGGATGTAGTCGATCACGAAGTAGCGACTGCCCAACGTCTCCACATGGTACTTAATACTGGACACCACATCCTGCAGCCGGGACAAGGGGCGCCGGTTCATCAGGATCTCCCCTCCCGTCTGCTCCTTCAGGCGGTCCATGGCCTGCTGCGCTCGGCGGAATGCCGCTTGATCGAACGACGGGCCTTGTTCCAGTAGCTGCGTACTCTCTCCGCTGACAATGGAAAGCAGGCGGGTGGCCAACTCACTGCGCCCCATCTCCAAGCTGATGAACGTGGCGGTCTCGCCATGCTTCGCCGCTTCCGCCACAAGGTTGAGCCCGATCAGCGTCTTGCCCGTGCCGGTGTTGGCGCCGATGGTCATGTACCAGCCCCGCGCCAGCCCCACCCCACCGCCGCCACCGTGGCAGAGCGCGTTCCACCCGGGCAGCATGGTCGGCACGGCGTCGATGGGCGCCAGCTTCTCCTGCAGCAGATGCTCCAGCGTCCCGCCGGTCATGCTGTCAAACACCATCACGCTCGACTCCGCGCCGATGGGCGTGGCGCTGGCGACCACCGTGCGCCAGACGCTGGCCCAGTCGTCGCCGTGCGCCTGCACCGCTTGATGCAGGTCACAGAAGTCCTTGATCGTGGCGCCCTTGTACTGCACCTCGCGCAACACCTTCGCCTTGGGGAGCGAGCCGCTGATCTTGGCGACCATCGTGGCGCCGCCTTCATCCGGCTCTTGCCACACCAGCACTTCCCGCCCGGCGAGAAGCGGAGCGAACTCCGGCTTCCAGTTGCTCGCGCCGGGGAGACCGACGGCGCACACGCCGCGCTGCCATGCGGCATGACAGTCCGACTCCCCCTCGACCAACAGCACCGGGCCGGTGAGCTGCGACAGCATCCACTGCCCATACAGCGGGGTGCCCGTCCCGTCCGGCAGCCAGAACGTGCCCTTCCGGGTACGCACCTTGGTCCGAAGCAGTGTCTTGTCTGGCCCGTAGTACGGGATCTGCACCACCGGCTGGCCGAACTTGCCCTGCCCGTCGGTCACGCCGGCCTTGGTCATGGTGGCGAGGGCGAGTCCTTTGCGCTCGGCGTACTCCACGACGGTGAGCCCGGCGCCAGTCGCTGCAGGGATCTCCACACCCAGCTTCTCGGCCAGCGACGATAGCCCACGAGAAAACCCACAGGCACTGCAGCCCCACGCATGGTCTCCGAGCCATGCGCTGGCGGTACTGTCGGCGTGTTCAGGACAGCGAAACGCCACGCGCGTTCCCGATTTTCTCGCCGCATACTCTCGCCTCCCCAGCAGATGCTGGCGCAAGATCCCCGATGCATCGAGCGTGTTCATTCAACGCTCCAGCTGCGGTCCTGCCGCTTCACCTTCGGCACCCCACGGACGTTCGTGAAGGACTTGTCATACAGCAGGAGCTGATCCTGCGGCACCCAGACAAACCCGCCGGTGTTGAGCGCCACCACCCAGAGGTGTTTGTGTTGCGCCGGGTAGGTGCTGAAGCCGTCCTTCACATGATCGACCGCGAACCAGAGGTTGCCCATCTCCCCCACTTCTTGGTGCGTTTCGGACAGAACCGACACCGGCATCTCGTTGAGGTAGTCGCAGATGAACAGCTCGGCATCCCAGCCGTAACTGTCCCACGTCGCGCCGACGATCTCCGCCTCGTCTGACGTGGGCTTCAGCTCCGCATCGTGCCGGAGCGCGTTGAGCGGGAGATCGACGACCATTGCGCCGTCTTCCAGCAGGACATGACACCCCAACGTTCGGTTGGGCTGGACACTGACGCCCCACCACACCGCCGGGATGAGCGGCTCAATAGCCACGGTCTCTGGGCGCACGAACGACGGGATGACGTAGACGTACTTGTGGGTCGGGAGCGGAATGTTATGTGGCATCAGTCTTCCTCCCCTTCATCCCAGCCCATCGACGCCCACTCCGCGCTGGTGACCCCAGTCATGAGGAACTCCCGGTCTTCCGGCGAGAGGTGCGGGACGATCTGCTGGATCAGTCGCTTGCGCTGGGGATCTTCGATCTCCCGGAGTTGCGCCGGAGTGATGTCGATGTCCTTGGTGCGCGTTACGCCGCTGATCTTGGACGTGCGGTTGATCTGCATCATGACGCGGACGCCTCCTGCTTCCGGTTCTTCTGCTCTTCACGCAGCAGGACGTTGACCTTGGCCACCCGCTCCCGAACCCGGCGCCGCTGATGATCATCCCAGTACGCCATGAGATAGGTGTCCAAATGATCGAAGGCGTCGATCAACGCGACGAGCAACTCGTCAGAAACCTGGGCGTGCGTCATGCGCTCAACTCCGTGGCAAGTCGGTCAAACTCCTGAACATCCTGTCCGCTTCTAGCCCACTCATCCCGGGTCCGGCCGTGGACCGTGACGGCCGACTCATAGGTCAGCCATGCGCCATCGGCAAAGAACCGATGCAGACTGCGCACAAAGCGGGGTTCGGTCTGTTTCCTGAAACACTCCTTGGTGTACTGCTCGGCAGCTTTGACCAGCTGCGCCGGGTCAGCGCCATCCTGCAGGCACTGCTTGATTGCCCGAAGCGCCGGAGGGAAAAGGTGGGGCGTATCACGATCCGGGTAGACGCTCCAGATCATCTTCGTCACCTGTTGCGCTAGATCGTTCAGTTTATCGTTCTTCTTCTCGTTTGGGTGACACAGCTGTGTCGGGGGTGGGGTGACTGCCCTGTCGCCCCCCAGTGACTGGGGAGTCAGGGGTGACTCTAGCACCACCTCGTACACGCTGGTCTTTCCGGGGCGTGGCATTTGGCGCAAATAGCCCTTGGTAATCAGGACCGGCAGCGCCCGCTGAACTGTCCTGGTAGACAGGTTGCAGGTTTTTGCCATCGTCTGGACACTGGCCCAGACATTCCCGCCCAGTCGATTCGTAAACGTCCCGATGGCGCACAGGACGCGGACTTGGGTATCGCTCAGGTCAGGGTCAGCCACGGCAGCGGCGGGGATAATGGACAACACGGGCATGGCGGGGGCGCTCCGTTACTTGCGGTGTCTGGAATGGGTGCCTTGGTTGCCGCCTCGCGGCCGGCGTTCGATGCCCGCCCGCTGCAGCATGGAGTGGACCGCTTGCGGCGTGACGCCCACCATGTCCGCAACGGCGCGGATAGACAGGCCGCTTTGATACAACGCCGCCACGGCTTGTCGCCGGTCCTCGTTCGGTCGCTGCCCGGTATGGGCAAACCGCTTGGTGCCTTTGGCCATCACAGTCCTCCATCCCACTGCGGGCAGAAAAGGGATACGTCACAGTAGTGTTGACACCGCTTGTACTCCCCCGGCCGGGTCTGCACTTCGTACCCTGCCGGGACTTCGCTGTCAGCTGGCGGCGCCTCGTACAGCTTCAAGGCACGGGAAGCCCCGGGCTTGATTACGGCGTACTTCGTGCCGCTGTACCACCGCTCTTCGTCCGTGCAGGCAATCGGCTTGCCCGCCCGGGCCTGCTGGTGCAGGGCCACCCGCTCTTCGATGAAATCCTGCGCTTCCTGCAAATCCCACACGGGGATTTCGATGCGCTGGATCGCCGCCTTGGGGTAGTCGTCCGACCGTTCCGCCTCCGTCTTTCGCCAGTCGCGGAAGATGGCAATGATCTCCAGCGTCTCCACCTCGTACCCGTTCTGCGCGGCCAGCCAGCGCAGCACGTTGAGCTGCTGGATCCACTTGTCGTTCCCCTTGGCCTTGTAAACGGTCGTGACTTTGTAATCACTGATCCGCTTCTGGTCCAAGTCCATCACGTCGAACTGGCCAGAGACGGACCAGCCCATCACCTCGGCAAAGAGGCGCTGCTCCGCGATCATCCCTTCCTGCCGGAGCCCGGCCCGCTCCAGAATCGTATGGACCGCCTGCCCCAGCAGGGACCACACCCGCTCAGACACATCGACCACGATCTCGTTGTGATGCCGGCGGCTTAACTCCGCCACCTGGGGGGCGTCGATCAGCTTCGTGGCGCTGATGTCCCCGCCCCCGGTGTACGGGTCGTTGGTCACGGCTGCCACGATACTCTGTGGCAAGCCGTGGACGTTCGTCACTTTGGGCATCAGGATGCCCCCGACGCATCGGCATCCAGCACCGCCTTGGCCATCGCAAGGGACGCCTCCAGCTTCTCCAGCGCCCGCTCGGCCACCGCGTTACTGTCCGCGATCCGCATAATCATGGCGCCCAGCTCTTGCACCGCCTCTTTGTCGCCGGACAGAAAGGCCGCGCCCAGATGGGCCAGCATCGTGACGATGACCACCTCGCTCGCCTGCAGGTCCAGCTCGATTTGCGTGGTCATCGGGTCGCCTTGATGAACAGGGTTGCCGCTGCCGCCTGAATGGCCTCCGCGTTGACCCCGATCCCGGCGTCTTCACACTGCCGGTAGAGATGCTCAAACGCCAGCGCCACGCACTGCCCGTACAGGGCGCCCAGTTCTTCGATGGACAGCTTCGGTGCCGCCGCCGGCGCGGCGGTCGCCGCCCGTGGCGCTGCCGCTCCAGCCGACGAGCCAGCCGCCAGCGAGATATTAGTGAAGGTGGTGCCGTTCTTCTTCACCTGCTCCAAGTGGATCGTCTTGCCCACCACCGACTGCAGATCCAGCTGCAGGCGGGCCAGCTGCTTCTGCGCCGGGAGTTCGTTGACGTACACGTCCGTGCCGTCCTCTCCCATAAACCGGACCTGCGCCCCAAACTTCCCTTCGACACTCTCTGCCCCAATGACGGTAATCGCCACCGGACCATCCGCGAGCTTGTGAATCGGCATCTGTTCTCCTGTCGTTAGCTGACCAACTCCGACGCCGCCGAAGTGCGGTCGTCGTCCTCCATCCC